TAACTATCGATAATTCGTTCATTACTTGCTCCCGATACTGGGAGCGACGTTCGCGCTCCCGATGTAAAGAGTGAAGCAAGAACGCGTCTAGGTCAAGATTCCCGCGTAGTTGTCGGCGTGTCGATTGGCGTTTTCGGCTTGGACTTTAATCCATTACCCGCAAGAACTCCGCCGAGTGATCCAGTTAAGAAGATCGCGAGAGTCTTTAGAAGATCGATAAAGGCCGCATCGTTCGGAGCTTGATTTCCGATCGGCTGAGTAACGAAGATAAGCGCGTAAGTAATTCCCAGGGTAACGATCAAGAAGACAGCGGCTAAAGTCGATCCGATAATAAGAATAAGAGTCGCGTGGACTTCTTCTGGACTACGGCGACGAGCTGGGCTGTGGAGCTTCTTCTCCAAGGATGTCGCTAGTGCACGTTCCAGTAGGGACGCACTGTGGCTCTTGGCATTCTGGCTTCGACCAGTTCTCGTATTCTTGGCATTCATATCGAGTCCAACCCTGATAACCACACGCGGAAAGCCCAGCCGAAAGGACTAAGGCCAGACTTCCCGCGAGTAGTTTCCGAGTCACTTCCCCTGTAACCCGAAAGCTGAATCTTTTGGATTTAGCCAGCGTAGGACTACGGGCAGAACGGCGGCAAGGCCCGCCATGCCGATCGCCTTGGGATCTGTAACTCCAGCCATGTAAACCGCAATTCCCGCAGCTAAGAAGCTACGCGCCCAGCTTGCGAGTAACGCTTTTAAGTTTTCCATCTTTCTTCTCCTTGATCTTCGGCTTCGCTGCCGATTGAGTAGGTACTTCGACGACTGGATAATCGCCAGCATAAGCCACGAACTTAGGACGTCCGAAGCCTACGATCTCTTTACCGCTCCCGAATGCCCGTTCTTTAATCATCACCATTCCGCCGTTGCGCTGATCGCCAGTTCCCGAAGTATTACCTTCGATCGTGATAACTGTCTTCGACTTAACGCCTACGACAATTCCAATGTGCGAAATACGATCGACGCCATCATGCGGAAAATCCATAAATGCAAGATCGCCGATTTTTGGCTCTACGGTTACGAAGCGATTTACTTCTTTAAGCTTATGCGCGCCCGCAGCTGTAGAGACCATCGATGGAAGCTTTACGCCCGCTTCATGAAAACACCAATTAACGAAAGATCCGCACCATGGCAGACCGTCGGCCTTTGTAAACTTTCCGTACTTTGTAAGATTGTCGCCTTCTTCTATAGTTCCTACTTCTTTAAGAGCTACTTCGACGACTGCCGCAGCTGTGCCGTTAGGATACGATGTCATTCTTCATCCTGTTCTTTTGGGTGTTCGTTATTTGTGCAGATCCAGCGACACGTCGATTCGTCTAAGAATGCTTCATCGTGGCAAGGAATCGTCGTAGATAAGAACGCGTCACGCGTTTCATCATAAAAGTAACCAATGGCCGCGAAGTTTTTGCGAATCGTTGCATTATATGAAGTCCGAACACACTTTTGATTTCTGAAGTTTCCATACCATTCTTCGGGATGTAGTCCGTCTATTAGTTCTGTTTCATCGATGCCGACTATTACTTCGGTGACGATGTTATCGTTATTTAAGAATGCGTAATGTGCCATTATGCCCAGCTCACGTTTCCTGTGCCCGCGGTAATTGTCGTAATTTTATTTAATCCTGACGTCGTTGTCGATCCTGTTAAACCCGCTCCTATTGTGATCGTTCCCGCAGCTGATGGATAACGCAGAATTACAATTCCTGAACCGCCTGATCTACCTGTTCTCGGAGAAGCGGAAGTAACTGAACCGCAACCGCCGCCGCCTGTGTTCGCTGCTCCATCGTTATAACCCGCGCCGCCGCCGTCGGTCGCTGTGCCTGTCGTACTTCCACCGCCGCCAGCTGCGCCGCCGCCGCCATAGCCAACAGAAGAACCCGAAATAGATATGGAACGACCAGCTCCACCATTACCAGGAACGTTTCCTGTAGTTATCGAACCGTTACCGCCGACCGATCCCGCTCCGCCGCCGCCGCCGCCGTTATAGATCGCTGATAGATCGGTATATCCAGCACCGCCCGCGAATCCTTGTCCCGATGGAGAAGCCGCACCGCCAGCCGTTGACCCTGAGACACCATCGTTCGCGCCTGATCCGCCGCCTGATCCGCCAGCTTGACCGAAACGATCCGAAGCTCCAGCGAAACCGTTTACCGCACCACCACCACCGCCGCCCGTCGAAGTAATTGTCGCGAATACAGAATTATTTCCATTTCCGCCGATGCTGCTTGGAGTCGAGTTGAGACCACCACCGCCGCCCGCGCCGATTGTTACAGTGTAATTCGTTGAGAGTGCAAGTGTTAAAGGTGTTTCGAGTGATCCACTGCCACCCGTAAAGTCAACCGTCGAACGTAATCCACCCGCGCCGCCGCCGCCGCCGAAGTTACCAGCACCGCCGCCGCCGCCAGCGACGACTAGATAATTTACGACAAGCGAAGGAAGTCCAGCTTGACCGCTTATTCCAAGAATCGGATTACGCATTACGCGACGCCGCCAATTACGGTCCAAGAATTACTAGCTAATTTAATGCAGCTGGCGATCTTATAACGCGCAAGAACTGGAGATCCAATAACTGCTCCAGATGAGACGACAGTCGTCGTTCCTGGAGTTGCAGCTGTAATAGTCGTAACTCCCGCGCCCTTCATGTAAACGTTAAGAACTGTTCCGATGTCATAAGCTACAGAAGCATCCGTCGGAATGTTAAAAGTATTTGCCGAAGCGTTATCCATAGTTACTAAGGTGTTTACGCCATCGCTCAGAACGCCTGTGTAACTTGTTCCAGTTTGTGCGTTAATTGCTAGAGAACTGTCGTCCTGAGCGATCCAGGTAAAATCCATATCCGTTCCAGAGTTTTTAGCTAAAACCTGTCCAGTCGTTCCACCCTTTAGATCTACGAGAGAAGCGTCGATGGAATCGCCAAGCGTCTCGATCGCTGTCGCTCCATCCTTGACGAGATCCGTCGAAGTGGGTACGACCCAGCCGAAGTTAGGTGTCGTCGTTGCCATGTTTTCTCCTTTATGCGACTACTGTCGCGTTTAACCAGGTAAGTGTAGGGCTGAGAGTGTTCCAAGTTTCGGAAGGCGCGACGTCATTCCATCGAGCAGCATCAAGAGAATAAGCGATCGGAGTAACGTAAAGATCTACAGCTAGCGAGTTATAGCCAGCCGAGAATCTCCAGCCTTCGACGAAGCCTTGGAAACTTGATCCCATGTTCACGGGTAGATCTGAAATGTTTACGGGCATTCCCATAAAGACGCCGATAAGAGAATCCCTGTCTGAATCGGTTACGTTAGGGCTTCCTAGCGGATAACGGATAGACTCGAAGTTAGCGCGTGGATAAGCTCTAAGAGCTAAATAAAAGTTGGCTTGGCTAGTAGCGTCTACGCCGTTTTCCAATGTCGTAACTATGTTTTCGGCTAGAGATCCATAAGTAGCGATAGATTCTGCGTCGCTGGCTGTGTGTTGATCGCCATTCTTATAAGTAATAGTAATTTCATTACGCACGTCTCCCGCGCGTGTAGACGTTTGTAGCCCATTCGAGTAAGCATCCAAGGCCGAAAGATTGACATAACCGTTTGCCGTTAGATAAGTGCTTCTCCTAGTACTGTCTGCATACCCGATTCGACCTTCTGCATCTTCGTAGATATAGCCAAGTCCAGAAGTAGCTAAAGCCGCTACAAGAGAATAAGCGTTAGTCACGTTACTAGCTCTGGACGTGAGTTCGTAATTACCTGGGCGATCGATCTCACCGACTCCGCTGTTCTGTGCGTTAGCCCATGTCGTCGTCGGATTGTAATCCGACCAATGAAGAGCGGCTGGAACTTCATTCCAAGCTCCGTAAAGAATGCCATCAAGGACATCGAAGATCTGATCTCCATCAAAAGCTTTAGAGAGGACGCCTTCTGTTAAGACTTTAGGTAGACGTGAAAGTGCGCCAAGAGCCGTAATCGTTACCGTCTGAACAAGTCCGCCAGTTCCCGATCTTTCGACTGTGGTAAGAATATCGGTCACGCTGCCGCCGAAGATTGCTACTGGCGTCGCTACGGAGTTCTGGACGAAGACCGTTATCCCTGAGTTAATGTCAACAGTGATCGGATCATCGTCAAGATTCAGAATTGATAAACTACAGTAGCCCGCGACCGCTTGCTGATAAATGTCGCGGCGTCCAGATTCTATGGTGAGATTTGCCAGAGTTATGTTCCTGTATTCGACTCCATCGATTAGAACGCTCCAGACTGGAGTCCATAGGCTCATGCTGTTAAGAACGCTCCCGCGCCAAGAGTGCCGCGCTGTTGAGATTTATTCACTACATCGATGATCGTTCTAGCCGCCGATTCTGGATCTCCCACGATTCCCATGTTTACAGTTACGCGAGTTTCTGCGTTGGCTGCTCGTTGTTCTCGAAGTCTGGCTGTCTCTGCCTTTAGTTCTTCACGACGTAAGATTGCAGCTTGCATTCCTGGAGAATAAGACGATAACGGCGCGCCTGTAAAAGTGAAAGGATCGGCCCCGGGACTAAAGATTGACGTCGGAGTTCCTGTATCGAATCCGCCAGACGAAACGCCGCCACCGCCGCCGCTACTGCCGAACGATCCGCCAGCTTTAAGTCCCTTACTACCATCATCGAATAAATTGGTAAGCGGATTATTCTTAATAAGATCGATTACTCTTTTTGCTCCGTTATAGATATTCGTAAGTAAAGTAACGAACTTTCCGAAAGCTGTAACAAGTCCAGCGACAAGAGTTCCAAGTCCTTCGAGTGCGAGCTTAAACGCGCCACCGAGCAGCGGAACAAGATATTTGTCCGTAAACTCCCAAACCTTTCTTAAGAATCCGTAAAATGGCTCTAGCTCTGTTGAGTTATCCGAGATCGCCTTTTTGATTTTATCGAACGCAGATTTTAATCCTTCTAAAATTGGCCCGACGACTTTACCGATGGCTGGGATAACTTCTTTGTAAAGAAACTCCCACCAAGAAACCAAGATCGGAAGTAGATCTTCTTTTATAACCTTAAAGATTTGGCCGAATGCTGGCCCAAGGGTTTCGCCCAGATTCTTAGCGAAATCCTGAATCGCTGGGATTCCTTTATCGACGAATCCAGATAGAAGCGGAGTAAGCGCATCAAGAACGTAAGAACCGACAGTCTCTTTCGCTTCATCGAATGCAACAGTAAGACGGGCCATCTTTCCCTGAAAGGTCTCGGCTTGCTTAGAAGCCTGGCCCTCGAAAGTAGTAGCTAAGGCTGCCGCAGCTGCGTCGAAGTTTTTCGACTTGATAATGCTTTCATCGATTCCGACACCAAGCTTCTTTAACGCGCCTAGATTGCCGTCGTAGGCTTTACCTAGAGCTTCCGAGACAGTCTTTAGATCTTTACCTGTTCCCGCCGCAATATCTAAAGCTAAGCTCTGGAGTTCTTGCGCCTTAGTCGCGTCTTTAGTCGAACGAATCAACCTGTCAAGCGATGGACGAAGCTGGTCGTCCGTAATGCCGTTAGCCAGTGCTGTTTGAGTTATGTAATCTTCTACAGCTGCGATCTGGTCTTTCGTCGCGCCTGTAACGTTTTCTAAAGTCGTCGCGAGTTTAGCCTGAGCTGCTTCGTCTTCGATTGCAGACTTAACGCCGTCGACGAGTAGAACGCCAGCATAAGCGGCCGCAGCCGCTCCAGCTACAGCGAACGCAGCTCCCGCCTTTTTAGCGAAGCCGCCCATCTTAGATCCGAAGCCTTCGACTTCATTCTGCGCGCCTTTGACGCCTTTCTTTAGTTCGTCGAAGTCTGCGTCGAAGGTTATCTTTATCTTTGGAATGCCAGCCATTAGTTCAGCCTCAATTCTTTAGCGATCTGCTGAACCATAAGCGAATACTCCCGAGCTACGACTGGGACATAGAAGTCGACCGCTGGAGCGATCCAGTAGCCGCGCTTATTGTAGGGAGTCTTAAATCTGTTAGTAAATGTTCGTCCGATCGAGTCGACGCCGCCATGCGATCCGTATTCTGTTCCCCAGAGCAGCGCGCCCGCTGGCGCAGCTTGTCGGCGAACCTTCGCGCCTTTACCGCTTTTAGAAGCTTCTCCGCCATAAGGACGACCGACCTTCTTAGGGCCACCGATGTCGACGCGAATAAGACGATCGCGTGGAGACTTGATTGTCTGGACTACTA